GCCAATGGCTAAAGGTAAAATCATATCAGGGAACACAACAACAGCAGTAGATTCCACAGCTTTACGTGGTGAAGTTATCAGTGGCATCATAAGCAGTTTAGACTTACCTAATGATGGTGAGTCAGTTATACCTGCTGGGGAGCCTGATGGAGCTCAGAACCACTACAATGCCTCGTTAGATGTTACACCAACTGTAGGTCAGATAGCTATTGAGCCTCAAGCAGACTCTGCTGAGGTCTCTGCTGACAAAGAGTTACAACAGAAGGATATTGAGGCTTCACTATCATTGCAGCAGTTGCATGGTACCACCCTTGGGGACTTCGGACCTAAGGATATTTATAACATCTATGGGTCTGATGCAGCACCGTATGTCATAGAGTCTGTAAAGAGACTTCAAATGACAGACTCACTGTTGATACCATTTGATGAAGCTAAGAAGATGGAATCTGTCAAGAGTATGATGGGTGTTGAACGTGGCCCTGCACAAGATGTGGCTGCACAAGATGGCACACTTGACATGCGTGTTTATGTTGACAAGGAAAAGACTAAGCCACTAAACTCGGCAGAACTCTTTGGACACATTAACGCTGTCAGGTTCTCAGGTGACACACGTACTATGGAGGTCCTTCCGGATCTTCAGGTACTTGGCCTGACACTTATGGAATCTATACTTAGTAAGCAAACTGAAGATGAATCTATGATCCCTCAGGACATGATTGATAACTTCAGTAAAGATGATATATCAGATATCGTAGGGCTGTCACCGACTGACTTACAATCCGGTGTATCTGAGTCACAGATTGGACGTACACTGGCAGAGGAGTGGCTTAAGCTACAACAAGTACGTGAACAAGGGGTTGACACTGTACCCGATGCACATCTTGATCCTGCTAATGAGTTGACTAAAGAAGCCTACGAGAAGTTAGGTATGTGGGTTAAGCAGATATACGCATTAGGTAATCCAATGATGTATCAGGCTGTTAAGGTTGACACTGGAAATGGAAAGACCCGAGGTGACTACCTCATAACCCCACTAGGCCGTAAGTTACTGGAGAGATCTAAGAAGAACCTGATGCCACCTAAGGTTAACTCAAGACCACAGGTTAGTAATAACCCACAGCCTACAAATCAGTTCTCAAAGGTTAAACAATCCACTGGTAAGGGTTACGTTAATCCTAAGCAGAAGGGTAAGAGAACACCTGAGGTTCAGGTACGTGAGAACATATCTAAGGTTCGCCATGTGATATCTGAAGCAAGACTTAAGTCCGGTATGCTGCTCAGCCTTGTAGGTATGGGTGCTATCGCTGAGATGAAGGTTGTCAATGGCAGACTAACTGTTAAAGGTAATGCTGCTGAGATGCTTGGTGCAGGTCAAAAAGCTGCTGACATTATCAACAATGCATCCCGTAACGCTATCTACAGATCTGATATCCTTATGATGGAAGCAGCCAGATTCAATCCTAACAATCCTAGGCACATAGCTTTGGTAGAGAAGGCAGATATACTTAGATCCTTTGCTGCAGAATCAGCGACAACTCAGTGGAAAGAGAGGATGTACGAGCGTAAGGCTGGTCAGGTACTTGAGATGTTGCAAGACATCGCACAGTTTAAGGATGACCCTATAAGCTTTGCTAACTACATCCAGACTGGAACCTCTCGTCTTGGCTACAGTGCTCACACAATGAACATGCAGACTCATAAGCTTGCTCGTCAATTGTACGGTAGTGGTACTCAATACCAAATCAAACCGGGCAGTAACTCTAATGCTGAGTATGCCATGTTGATTACTTGGAGTGCACACTTATTTGCTGAAGGTAACATTGTACCGGAGCAGATGATACTTAATATGCGTAAGCGTATTGAGATGAAGGACGATAAGTTAGTAGCTATTGCAAACGTTGGCAGGAAGCTCAAAGGTATCCTTAATAACTATAATGTTGATGCCACTACTGATGCCCTTCTCCTTATGGAGCAAGCTGAGAATCAGATCAAAGGTGTTGGTGCTGTGATGGATACACTTGGTAACTTCCAAGCTGATGCTGATGTACGTCTATTCATGGAATCAGCATTTGATCATCCTAATGAAACCATTAACTTGATTGAAGAAGCTATTGAGGTTAGTCGTTATATGGATACAGTTGAACGTGGTGGAAGCTTTGCTTCTTCTATGAGACCTGTTGAAGTCGATGGTATCTCTAACGGTATTGCAAGTATGACAACTCAGTTAGGTTTACGAAACATTATGTACCGAATAGGTGTACTACGTCAAGACCCCAAGAAGGTTCTGGCTATGTACAATGGTGTTGAAGGTAACCTACGTGCTGTCCTTGCAGCTAATATGAAGAGTACATTACCTCAGCTTGTGGACTCTATGGAGTTCAGGGATGAGTTCAATCTAACTGTTGATGACTTACCTCAGATTGAGGATATACTTGCATTAGCTATTGCACAACCTAACGAGTTCTTGAAGCCACCTATTATGACATTACCTTATGGTCAGGCTGTTAAGAGTATGTTACCAGCTATGATGAATACAGTTACTGCATCTGCTGGGTTGACTGAGATAGCTTCTGAGATGGATGGTGGTGTACCTAAGTTATCTAAGATGCTTCATATGATACTTGCCAGTAACCTTGAGGAAACTCTTGGACCGGAGGTGACTCAGTTCTCTGAGAGCCTTAAGAGTTTAACAAGACTTGGTATGTTGGCTGATGAACCAATACGTTTCAGAAAGGCAACAGGCACTTGGACATCTGTCAACACAGCTGATTACGTTCAGCAAGACGGTGCTCCAGTTCTGTCTCAGATACGAGAGAAGTACGTTAAGGCTCAGGGTGATTACGTTTATGGTGATCCGGGTAAGAACAAGCCATCTGTGCTTGGTAATACTCGTCTTACAAGAAACAGTCACCAAGCTTCAAGTCTGGAGATGGGTGCCTTAGGTAAGACTTCTTCTGGTGGCTATCAGATACAGCAGAGTATTCTGCCTCAGGTTATCATCAGTAATGATGGTTCTTCTATTGCTAATGCATACTCTGGTTCTAGTTACAAGAGGATACAACAGGAGTCAGGTACGGACACCCCGTATATCACAACGATATATGATGCTGTCATTGGTGACCTTGGTTCCTTTAAGTCTATTGTAGATGCTCTTAATAAGACTTGGCTTGATGCTTCACTTGACTACGATATAATCAAGGAGCTTGCTGACGGTGCTAACGATGCGTATAAGCGTGGTGCAACTAAGATAAACCTTCTTGCCAGTAAGGATCCTACGGGACTTGTAAGTAACACTCCGCAGGCTGCATATATGCTTGTGGAATCTAATAACTTACTTGCTTACAGAGACCATAAGAAACCTTTAACGGACATAGAGTCAGCTATACAAAGTATCCTAGTGGATACAGAAGCACGTTTCAATGCACTCACTGTTAAGGAGAAGCGTAATCTTACAACTCAAGGTCATATGCTGACCAACCAACAGGCTCGTGTGCTGTTCCATGCGCTTACACCTAGCATGAAGTTTGATCTTCAAAGCGTATACAGTATTGCTGGCAGTGCTAAGGTTCGTAGGTCTAAGCTTAAGAAGTCATTAGGTAAAGACCCAGTGTATCAGTACCATGTGGATGCTCTCAAAGAGTTCTTCTTTAACTAACAACAATAAAAAAGCCCCCAAGGAATCCAATTAAGGATCCCAAGGGGGCGTTACCCTCAGGTATACATTACGTATACTTGGGGGTTATTTTATTGCTTCTTGTACAGTCATACGACCAGCGGTACGCTGAGACTCTGCATGAGCCGTAGCTTCTTCTTCAGACAGACCCTCAGCAACAGCATCTGAGTAGTTCTGTTCCCAGACCTTACTGAGGATTGCTTCATTGATCTCTGGGGTATACGCAAGAGCGGGGTCGAGGTTGAACATTTCAACATACTCCATGTCGTCAATACCCGGTACTATGTTAAAAGACTTCCTATCGTTACTCATGTGTTACTTCTCCTGTTAGTTATCTTTGACGAATACGCCATCAACCATACGACCTGTACGTACGGATATCTTATTGTATGCTTCATCCAAGCACTCTGTGAGACTTAAACCCCATAGATTCGCTTGGACTGTAAGGGTCACCAGTACATCACCAAGTTCATCACGTACGTTATCAACATTAGTTGAGTAGACAGCCTCCATGAACTCCACAGACTCCTCCTCAAACTTACCTAACTGCCTCAGCTTACGCCCTTCCAGTTCAGAATCACCAACAGTATCCCCAAGGATACCTTTGATGTGAGCCCAGTCGATTACTTTCTCTTCCAGTTCTTCAAATATGTTGTACATTATTCTTCATCCTCATCATAGGTAGATTTCTCTGCGATAGACAGAAACACGAAGTTAGCAGATGCCTGCAAGCATCCCAGCATTGCCACGTTGGTCATCTCACCATTGTATTTGGCTATTAAATCATTCAAGTCTTGCAGCATTGTGTTCTCAGCTACATACTTGTCTGGGAATTGTGTTATGTTATTCATATTGGTTTCCTTAACAAAAGAAGTAATCAGACGACAGGATCTCAGAGATATCTAAGGTACCTAGTTCTGGTTGTTTAAGTGTATAACCCTCTCGGGTCTCTAGTAACATGTTCTCTATGACTGTGAAGAAGTTCTCACTGTTGTATATCATGGCGAACTGCCACTTGGTATGGTCTATTAGTTTATTCACATCACATGCATGAGTCGAGAATGAATCATGTATAGCACCGAAGTCACCATTAAAGCTTTGGATAACCTTGGCCATGTGAGCTGCGTCCATTGAGTGAACGAAGTTAGGTGAGCATCCAGACGCAAAGGATCTACGGCAGGGTATCAAGTCACCATTAGGTGTTATGTATGGCACCTTGATGCTGTGACCTATCTGACCCAGACCACGTATGGTACTCCGGACTGTGATGTTCTTCTGTCTCCAGACTTCATACAGCACTGGGAATCCCGAGGGAGTTGTCCATTGTGTACATGTGTTTCCTGTTGACAGAATGTGATCAGTCATCTTCTGAATAAACTTCATGGTCTTTAAGGGGCCTACGCAGGTGTCATTGATTGCAAGTATTAGTTGCTTTGACAGAGGGGTACAGTCATCTTCTGTGATATTGTACTTCGTGTCATAGCCTTCTACCTTACAGTCATAGTACATGTTAGCACCAATCTTCTTCTGACCTGCTGAGTATGCCCTTGTCATAGCACCACGCTTTGCTATCCCCTTACGGACAGCTTTCATTGGTATCTTACGTTCATCAAACCAGTCTGGCATCCTTCCTATAAGACGCTTGGCAACTTGGACATAGAAGTCCTTCTGTATCTCACTAGGTACAAGAGACACCAGTTCACCAGCTTGTTTGTCTTTACTGATAGCTGCCAGATGCTGCCATCCATTGTTACTTCCATCCACAGGGATAGGTAATCTACTCCTGTAAATATCACCCTTAGACTTAGCAGTTACATAGCCCTTAAGATCCAAGCAACATGCAAGGAAGCTCACCGGCTTCTCTGCTTCTGGCCTGAAGGTCTGACCATCCGCTAAGTGGTTTATCCAAGTCAGGTTGTTTAGGGTCCACAACTCTCTGTCCTTTAAGGTCATCTTGTCCACGGAGATGGTAGATAACCCTTCGTCTTGAAGATAGGTTTGGTAGTCCGCTGTTACCCATGTTGGTAGGTCCTCTAGTTCATATGATTGGTTATAGGAACAAGCTGTATGTATACACAGCCATCGGTATCCCTCAGTGTCCATAGCTTTTGCATAGGCAAACTCAAATAGACCTTTGGATACGTCAGAACCTTGGAAGTTTAAGAAGGGTTCAGTGTAGTACACACGCCCTCTGTAATCACATTCCACCATCTGATAGAAGTCCTTATGTCCTATTGCATGTATCTTTGCAATGACGAACTTCATCTCAATTGCCTTTGACTTAGCTTTGATTGACTGGTCCTCAAGATCTATGAACAATCCGAGGTTAGTCTCTAAGGCTTTGGCTAGTGTACTGTTAAGTCTCCAAGGTGTTTGTTGCAGCTTGTTAAGAGCAGTGATAAATGGTGCTCCTATAAGCTGCTTAAAGTCCTCCTCTGAACTCATTCGCTTTATGTATGGACGTTTGGTGAACTCATTACGTAAGGATGTGATGTCCTTAGGTGGTGTGAAGGATGTACCAATCAGTGTATCCCTCTCGTACTCTGGTGGTAGATCACCTAAGTCAGCCCACTTATCTAACAGTATGATTATGTACGGTGCTCTGTACCCTGAGTACTCTCTTTCAATGTGTATATAACCCAGTTGAAGGAATGCTTCTAAGTACAGATCACCTACTGCTAATATCTCCTGATGGTTGGTGTTCAGCACACCTAAAGCAGACAGCACCTGTAAGCCTATCACAGTCGATGTAACAGTTAGTTTAAAGGGTGCTGACGTTGCCCTTCTGGACTTCTGATAAGCTGCCACAGCACCTGCTACGGCCCTTACAGTGAGCTTCTGATACGTGTATCCATACGGTATCATACTTGAGATTAATCTGGCACCTTCAGGAGGTCGCCCTCTGAATGTATTACCTTCACATCTCTCCTTTATGTACTCAGTTATTAACTCGACACCTAAGGAGTTATCCAGTGTAACTGAGGAAGTCCTCCTGTCCTTTGAGTCTTCCTGTTCTTGTGTCATAGTATGCTGAGCCACAGTCTCCAGTGCGTCCTGTAAATCTGGACTTAAGTACCCTGAGTTTGATAGTGTTCCGTTCATCTTCATCTTCTGCCACTAAGTTACGTGAGAATGTAATTATATCAAAGCTGATCTGTTTGATCGAACCTGAACCCTTGATGTCATCTATAGAGGACAAGTATCCTTCTTCAAATGACTTACCATTTTGAGACTTCCTGAGGTGACTGATCAACCCAAGCCATATGTTATGCTTCTTAACTACTTTTAGCAAGTCAGACATAATAGAATCTATAGCTTCATTACCAGTCTTACCTCCAGCACCCTCAGATACTGCTATTGTTATATGATCTAGGATGATGTACTCACAACCTAGCAGACACAAGTTCTCGATCTGGTCGATTAGACTGGAGTCAGAGACTGCACCGTTATGGTCGAGTAGTATTAACCTTTCATTCCCGAAGACCTTCTCGTAAGCCTTACGTTCTTGCTCAGGAGTAGGATCCTTAGGTGCAAACATCTTGATGAACTTCTCTGCAGAATCACCTATTGACTCCTCAAGAGACACCATACCTATACTGTCCTCAGTCTTTTCCTCAATCTCCAATACAATCTCTTTGATCATAGTAGATTTACCAGAGCCAGTACCTGAGGTGAACAATACAATCTCACCCTTACGCATACCGTCAAGCTTATCGTTGAGTCCTTGCAGACATGCAGGGTATGGTATTGACAGTACATTCTTACGAGCAACATATGCATCCCAGATAGCCTCACCGCGTACGATGGAGGCAGGGGTATACTTACGTGCATTGAAGACTGCATTCATGATTTCCAAGGGAGTGGAGTCGCATGGGTCATTAGCACTCAGTGTTGCCACCAGTGTCTTGTCCCAACCAATGATCTTAGCTGCCTCTGATACTGCTTTAGCACCTGCATCATCTTGATCGAACATCAGTATAATCTCGTCAAATGACCTGAGCCACTCACGATTAGCAACAAGGATCTTCATGTTTGATGAGGATGGCAGGGAGACTACAGGGTAGGTACGCTTGTACTTGTTGAGCATAGCCTGTTGTACTGCAATAGCATCTAACTCACCCTCTGTTATGATAACCTTGAAACCACCGGGTTGGAACTTAGACTGACCAAACAACTCCAGATCCTTATGCTTTAGCTCACCAACTACTCGGAACTCCTTTGGTAGTGTCCTCTTCTTATATGCCACTACCTTACCTTTAACTGTATAGGGGTAGTAGTGTGTTGTTATCTCACCAGCAGCGTTATAGGCAACCTTCATATCATAGACTTCACATGCTGTCTTAGTAAGGTTACGTTCACGAACACCTGCTGTGTCGTAGTTACTGATGTCTTGGAGCGACTCGCCACTCATATCATAATCCTGTTGTCGGTTATTAGGTTTAAACTTTGATTCAACTGTTGGGTCATACTGATCTAGAAAGGCTGGCTTATCACATGCAAAGCATTTACCTCGTCCATTAGACCACAGACCTACTGCATCAGATGACCCACAGTGGTGACATGGGTAGCTCTTTGTGAAGTGTTCAGCCATCAGTTCCACCTGTCTTCTTTGTAGGACTTAGTGTCGATACGTCTGGTACTTGCTTTGACTTTACGATCAAGTCTCTGCTGCTTCTTCTCCTTTGGTTTTGATAAGTACTCTTCCGGTTCTGTAGATTTCGTCAAGTCTGTCTTTTGTTTCATCTGTTATTGCTTCTTTAGGTATGAATTTGACTGCACCGATCTGTCGGTTCAGGTATAAAGGAATCCCTTCTGAACACTTCTCCGTAAGTACATCTAAGTACCATTGAACTTTACATTCTGCTGCTGATAGCCCTCCTCTTGTCTTGAACAATTGGATTATATCAAATGACATATCAGAGCCATCCTCTCTCAGATCATTTATGTGCTTTGAGGAACTTGTGTACTTCTTCCAGTTAGACTCCTTGTCTCGCTTAGTCTTCTTGTAAGAGTGGAACTGCTTCTTACCTATGTATCTGATTGGATTACCATCAGGTACAGAGACAGTTATCAGGTACACGAATCCAAAGTAATCATCTACCTCGAACTCCTCACCATCATATGTCCAGTGGCCTAGTCTATTCATCCTTAAATACCTCTTCAATAGTTAAACGTCTGAACCCATTCCAATCTCTCCTCATATACAATAAGTTAAAGCAGGTCTCAAGTTTAGGTTTCCAGTCACGAGGGTGATGGTCACGCCATGTGTCCCCAACGGTCTCAAGCATATCTTTTGTCGGTACATCTTTTAAGATCTTCTCGGCTTTCTTAGGGCCTATACCTTTTAGTCCATGAATGTTATCTGTACTGTCACCTGTAAGCATCTGTATGCACATCTTGTAATGACCTTCATCACCATCAATAAAGTATTGAGTCTTCTTGTTGAAGTTATAGTGCCAACCCGGAACCATGTCAATGTCCTTATCGATGTGCGCTATTACATAATGTTCACCAGCATCATACGCTTCTTGTGCCCAGATAGATACAATGTCATCTGCCTCACAGTTGTCAGACTTGAAGCACCCAGTCTCCCATGCGTACTCTGTTACTGCCTCCCTCCTCTCTTTTACTTTAGGATCCATAGGTTTACCGTTGGCTCTGGTTCCTTTGTAGTCCTCAGAGATACCGTATCGGAAGTTACCCTTGCCTTTGACAGCTACATAACCTTTGACACTTCCTGTGTCTCTCATGATTGCATCAAGTGCTTTGTCAAAGTAACTCTTTGCCTGTGTCACTGAGTCTGTTGTCACTGCTATCTTGAAGATGATTGAGTCAGCGTCTATGAAACACTTATCATACTCCATCTCTTCTGTCATACAGCTCTTGTTAAACATCTCGTAGACTGCATCGTTATTGTTGAACATAGTTATTACTCTTTTTCATATTATCTTCTGCTGTAAGTATCTGTAAGTTATTCTCCACATGTAGCCCCGATACTGTCTTACCAAGCAACGGTATTATGTGGTCAACGTGGTATGAACTAGGCCCATGTAATTTAATCAATACTGCACACTCCTCATATATCTTCCGTATAGCATCAAGGTCTGCCCATTCGGGTGTCCTCTGCTTCTTACGTATATGCCTTAGTCTGTTTATGTGATTTACATAACCCTTATTATCAGCCTTCCACTTTAGCTTACGTATAGCTTCCCTCTTACGACCTTCGGGGGATCTGTAACGGGCGTCACTGTCACGGTGATCAAGCCTATTCTTAGCCCTCTTACATGGTATGCATCGGTACTTGTGGTTCCTTACACAACTAGCCAACCAATTAACACCCTCTTCGAGAACTACCTCACAGTCTGTACAGCATCTAGTGGATTTCAGCATAGTTTACCCCTATCTTACCATCCCCGTCCATACAGGTAACACCTACAGACCTAGGACCCTCACGGAATCCAGCCACTGAGATAGCCAGTACTTCCTTGGCATGTGCAGTTGGCGTAACCCATGCAGTCTCATCGTGATAGAACAATATAGGATAAGTATCCTTAATACCTAACTCCTTAATCTTCTTGTACTGGTAGACTAATGCAGTCTTGCAGGTAATACCTTCCAGTGTTTGAAGTAAGTAGTTCAGTAGTTGGTGTTCTGAGCCTACGATAACTCGTCTGCCGTCAGCTCCGATGATGAAACCTATCCCTGTCTTCATTCTATTGTGCCTGTACTCAGCTGCCAAGTTATCCTTCAGTTCCTTAAGCTTAGGGAATGCTGCTTTGAACTTAGCATCTGCTGCCTTACCAGCTTTAGGTGACTTGAGGCCTGTGACAACTTCTCCAAGCTTAGACATACCTGCCCCAAATAAGTAGGCATAGATGAAACTCTTAGCTTTTGATCGTGAGATACCAAGGATAGCAGCATTACGTGAGTGAGCATCAGTTCCATCAGATTCCTTACCTAATACAACTGATGAAGTGAACTCGTCATCACCCATATAATGTGCCAGACCTCTGAACTGATTACCAGCAGAGTCAGCACCTACCAGTCTTGTACCACGCTCACAGGTTAATAAGGATCTTAAAGCCTCACCGTACTGTGCATGAACTCCAGGAATGTTGACTATACCTCTGTGTCTGCACCGGAATGAAGGTGTGCCTATGGTAAACATGTCACCATGTAACCGACCATCACCCCATCTGCCAACCATCTCAATCCAGTTATCAACCATAGATAACCTTTGACGTATCATGTAGTAGTCACTGATCATTGAACCAACGATACCCAGAGGCTCTAAGGAGCTGTCTGTAAGCTTTGGAGACATCTTGATCCACTTACCTTGCACTTTCTTGAAAGTCCAGTCATCAGGCTTCCAGCCAATATCTGATAGGTACTTCTTTACCAGTGTAAGCTGACCTAAACGTACATCACAGAACTCAATACGTGAGAAGGGTCCAGTCACGAATCCATTAGAAGCTTTAGTG